ACACTTCTGTCGCTGACTTTTATAAAACCGCGACAGGCAGCGAGCACCCACGCTGATGAAAGCGGCGGGCCTCGAAAAGACATGGATGGATTGGGATGCGCTCGCGGCCGCGCGGGAGCGGTTTCGGATGCTGTATCAGCGCTTCGACACTGTCGCCGTATGCTTTTTGGGCGGGAAGGATTCCACGGTCTGTTTACACCTCGCGCTCGAAGCGGCGTCACAGGCGGGCAAGCTCCCGGTGCGCGCCCGAGACTTTGGTTTAGAGGGCGGCGTTTAGCTCCGTGGGAGGACGTCGCCTTTCTTGGCTACAATAAGCGCGAATGGCATGGAGCCAGGCGGATCTCGATGCGCTCGATGACGCGATCAAGAGCGGCACGCGGCAAGTGCGCTTTGCGGACCGGGAGGTCACCTATGCATCCATGCAAGACCTCATCCTGGCGCGCAACTTCGCCTCCGAGCAAATTGCCGCAGCGAATTCCCAACTGCTGACGCGACAGCGCCGGATCTACACAGACAAGGGCTGGTAGCCGTGGGCCGGATCCGCAACCTTTTCGTTAACCTCTCGCGGCTGACCGAAGCGCCGCCGATACGCCCTGGCGCTGGAACCCCCGCGCTCTCCAATCGGAAAGCTCTCGCGGGCTATCCCTACGACGCGGGCTCAACCGGACGTCGCGCAACGGCGTGGAATGCCACCCGTATCGGCCAGAACACCCTGCTCTGGTCGAACCTCGAAAACTTGCGCGCCCGCTCCCGCGATGCGATCCGCAACAACCCGTGGGCAGCTTCTGCTATCGATCACTTCGAATCGAACGTCGTCGGGACTGGAATTCAGCCTCACTGGACCCACAAGGATCGAAACGTCCGCGAACAGATTCAGGGTGCCTGGAACCGTTGGGTGCGCGAGGCGGATTGGATGGGTCAGCTCGACTTCTACGGATTGCAGGCGGTCATGGCGCGGGAGATCTTCGAGGCCGGCGAGATCTTCGTTCGTTACCGCTTGCGGCCGCCGTCCGATAATCTCTACATTCCGCTCCAGCTCCAGCTCCTCGAAGGCGAGCAGCTCCCGATTTTCCTGAACATCGTCCAGATGGAAAACGGTCATGCGCTACGGAGCGGCATCGAGTTCGATCAGCAGGGACGGCGCGTCGCCTATCGCTTCTACAGGGACCATCCCGGCGAGTCGATGTACTATCCGGATGCCTATGTCTACGTGCGAATCCCTGCGGATGAGGTCCGCCACGTTTACAAATTCATCCGCGCCGGTCAGCTCCGCGGCGAACCGCGCATGACCTCGGTGCTCGCGCTGCTCTACGAGCTGGAGCAATACACCGACGCCGCCTTGGTGAAGAAAAAGATCTCCGCGATGTTCGCAGGATTCATCAAGAAGCCCGCCCCCGAAATCGAGTTATTGCCTCCGGATCCAGCCGCAACGGAGCCGCCAGCGGAAAATCCCGTCGTGAGCCCGGCCATCGAATTTCCGGATCCCGGCACTGCCACCGCGAAGCTCGAGGCGGGAACCATGCAAGAGCTATTACCCGGCGAAGACATCACGTTTCCCCAGCTCCCTTCTGAAACTGACTTCGCGGCTTTCATGCGGACTGAGCTGCATAAATTCGCGACCGGCGTCGGACTCACCTACGAGCAAGTCACGGGAGATCTGCAGGGCGTGAACTACTCCTCCATCCGCGCGGGAATGCTCGAATTCCGCCGCGCCTGCGAGCAGTATCAATATCACGTACTGATCCAGCAAGGCTGCGAGCCGATCATGCGCCGGTGGATGGACGAGGCGGTGCTCGCCGGTAAGCTCGATCTCCCCGGTTATTTCCAGGATCCGTATCCCTACCAGCAAGTTAACTGGGTGCCTCCGGGATGGGAGTGGGTCGATCCACTCAAGGAAGCGCAGGCCGCGCAGATGGATGTCCGCAACGGATTCATTTCGCGCTCGATGGTGGTGCGCTCGCGCGGCCTCGATCCCTCCGTAGTGGACGAGCAATCGGTTCAGGAGCGCAGCAGCGCCAAGGAAGCGGGTCTGGTTTACGACTCCGATCCGAATCAGACGTTCTTGCGCGGCGAAGTCACGCCGGATGTGCAAGTTGAGCCGGAGCCGGAAGATGGCGAGCAACTCCCCGCCGTGAGTACGCCCCCGCCCGCCAACGCACGGCGTCCTCCGCAGCGCGTTCAGTAATAGATCGCATCAGCTAGAAGATCCGATTAATAATTACAAAAGTGCCTTGAAACATTTCCTGCGCGTATGTTCTAATTCCAGGTATCAAGGTTCCGCATCTTGGCCGTTCGTACATGACGAAAGTGGAGCACAGGGCGTTATCCGCTCCCATGGCTGCGCCCTTACTCCATCTCGCGCAGCGAGTCTTCTACACTCCGCTCGCCATCGCTGAAAAGAAGTTCGACATCATCCTGCGCGCGATCAGCCATCGGCTGTTTCCAGCGCAAGAGAATCTCCCTGTCGAGCCGCCGACGGCTGAAGAACTGGCGGCGTTTACCGAGGCGCGCGCCGCGGGGGATGAGATTCCGAACGGCGCGCGGAAAACCGACGAAGGGTACTGCGTTACCGGAGACGGCATCAGCATCATCCGAATCTGCGGGACTCTCGTCGAGAAGTCGGCCTGGGCGGATGCGACTTCGGGACTGGTGTCTTACGCCTCTATCGGCCGGCAGATCGACGCATCGATAGCGGACCCGGAAGTGCGCGGGATTCTACTCGACGTCAATTCGCCGGGCGGCGAAACGCATGGGATGTTCGATCTCGCGGACCGGATCTATTCGCTCCGCGGCTCGAAACCGATTTACGCCATCGCGAATAACGCCGCGCTATCGGCCGCGTATATCATCGCCTCGGCGGCGGATCGGATATTCATTACGCGGACGGGCGCGGTGGGCTCCATCGGCGTGTTCTCCTGCCATGTCGATCAATCGGGGGCAGACAAGAATGCAGGCCTCAAATTTACCTACGTCTATGCGGGCGAAAAAAAGGTCGACGGCAATCCGCATGAGGCGCTCTCGCCGAGCGCGAAGCGGGATGCTCAGAATGAAACAGACCGCCAGTATGGGATGTTCGTGGACGCGGTGGCCCGCGACCGGGGCGTGGCGGTTCAATCCATCATCGATACGCAGGCGGGAGTGTTTAACGCCCAGACCGCGTTGCCGCTCCTCGCCGATGACGTCGGGTGTTTCGCGGATGCGTATCAAGCGCTTCTCGAAAAGAGTGGTATCATCCTTCCGACAAACACGACGCAAAATGTTTTAAGGGCCTCGCGAGATCTGGAGTCTATGCCGGTGATTCCCTATCAGAAGACTCTCACCGTCCGTCAGCCTTGGTCAGCTTCCCAAAATCGCAAACGGTTGAACGCGAGTGGAACGAAGGCCTATTACTCGAAGGCGCACGCTTACCGCGATGCCGATATGGATCCCGGCACGAAAGGCGCGTACACGTTCATTCACCATCAAGTTGCTCTGAACGGAACCATCGGCGCAGCCAACCTGACGGCGTGCTCGTCAGGAATTGGCATTCTGAATGGGGGCCGCGGCGGGCAGGGCCGCTCCACCTATACGCCCGGTGAGCGGCGCGGGATCTACAATCACCTTGCGCGCCACCAGAAAGACGCGGGAGAGACTCCATCGCCGCTTAAGGCGTACCGCGAGTATATCCGCGCGCGCCTGGCGCTCGGTCTGATTTCCCCTGCTGCTGCGCGCAACCTGCACGATCACATCTCCGCTTTATCGGAATCCGATCCCGGTTTGCTGGCGGAGTATTCATTCCAGGAAGGAGACGATACTATGCCTGCGAAAAACCGTACGACCGCTAGCGCGGATGAGGAACTGTTGCGTCGGCTCGCTAAGCGCGGCGAGGCTGAGGAGGCCGAGGGCGAGGATGCGGAAGCGGAAGACGCCGAAGGCAAGCGCGCCGCCGATGCTACTACGAGCGAACCCGACGATGAGGATGACGGCGAGGATGACGATAAGGACAAACGCCGCACCCGACGAGCGGAAGCGAAGAAGGGCCGGGAGGGCGATCACTACGTGAAAAAGGCGAAGGACAAAGATCCCGACGATGACTCGGATGAGGATACCGACGACGGCGACGACGAGGACGAGAAGGACGACGAGAAGAAGAGCCGGCGCGCGGAAGTCGTGCGCATCATGCAGCTCTGTAGCCTCGCCAAGTGTCCGGAGAGGGCTCTGGATTTTGTCCAGCGCGGATATTCCGTGGAAAAGGTCATCAGGATCTTGGGAAGCAAACGCGCTGACGACAACAATGCCCCGGAGCGGAGTACCAACGGGTTTGCGCCCGTCAAGACTACGGCTCTCCAGCAGATGATGAGTACTGCAAAAAATCTGGCTGCGAACAAAGGCATCCCTATTGGCAAAGCCTATGAGCAGATGTTGAAGGCCAATCCGAGTGCCTACGCGGCCTACATGCAGGAGAAGCTGGATGCGACCGCTGCAGGGCCGGGAACGTCGATGGCGAAGGCGTATTCGGAACACATCCAGCGCTTACTCGCGCCGGAAAGCGGCTCCACGGAGCTACTGCTCAAGACCAACGTGGCCGATGCCGCCGGGAGATAAGAGGGGGAACCATGGCTTTTGAAGCTGTCCAAGATACTTTTACGGCGCCTGCCGCCGCCGATCTTTCCGCCAATCAGTTCTACGCCTGCTCTTACGACGCGAATGCGAATCTAACGCTGGCCGCGGCTGGCAAAAACATGGATGGCATTTTGCAAACCAAACCCAAGGCGAACGAAGCGGCGCAATTCTGCCGGGACGGATACAGCAAAGCGGCGATCACCGCTGGCGTGGCCATCTCCATCGGTCAGCTCCTCCAGGTTGATGCCGGGGGAACCTTTACGGCCATCACGACCGGCACCGCCGTAGCGAAGGCCCTTCAGGCCATCTCGGCCGGCGGGACTGCGGTGACTTACATCACCGTGGAGATCCTGCGATCCAACGCCGTCTTCTCATAAGGAGAGCTTATGCCCCAACCGACGATCAGCGATGTCCACGTCAACGTCCCGTTGACCAACTTGACGCTCTCCTACGAGCAGATGGACGATGCCTTTGTCGCAGACAAGGTGTTTCCGATCCTGCCCGTGCCTCAGCGTTCCGATGTCTATTACAAATACAATCGCGGCGACTTCACGCGGAACACCATGCAGAAGCGCGCCGCGGGAACCGAATCGGCGGGCGGCGGCTACCGGATGGACAATACCGGGACGTACATGGCCGACGTCTGGTCCCTGCACAAGGACGTCCCGGATCAGATCCGCGCCAACGCCGATGCCATGCTCTCGCTCGACATGGACGCGACCCGCTATCTGACCGAGCAGGCGCGGCTCAACCGCGAGATCCAGTGGGCGAGCGCTTTTTTCAGCCCCGGCAAATGGACGGTCCAGGTGAGCGGCGTCGCGAGCGGGGAGACGGCAGGCGGTCCTAACAGTCTACCCTACGCCAACGGAGCCACCTTGCGGCAATGGAACGACGCCGGGTCTACGCCGATTCAGGACATCCGCAATATGAAGCAGATCGTCCAATTGACGGGGCTGTACCGCGCCAATAAGATCGTCTTTTCGCGCCCGCTCTTCGACGCGCTGTGCGATCATCCCGACTTGGTCGACCGTCTGAAGTACGGTCAAACCGCGCCGCAACCGGCCAAAGTCACGCTCGCGGCGATGGCGGCGCTCTTCGAGTTGGATGAGGTCCTGGTGATGGACGGAATTCAAAATATCGGCCAGGAGACGATCAACTTTTCGAGCAACGACGTCAATCAGTTCATCGCGGGAAAGAACGCGCTCCTGGTTTACACTCCCGAATCCGCAGGGCTTCTGACTCCCTGCGCGGGATTGACTTTCGCCTGGACC